AAAGTCTTCCATCATGGACATAAACTTGCGGTCATCACGGACTTCACCTGTGTTTGCATCATAGACAAGTTTGTTCTTATACTTGACCATAATGTCACGGAGGTATTGTTCCGCTTTTAACTTAGGAAGATTGCCAACGTCAATATAAAAGATACGGCGCTCAGGAGCACGTGAAATCCTATAGATAACTGTTGCATCTTCAATCATCCTTAACTGGTTCAATGGCTTGATTGCCTTGTGTAGATATGACAACACAACTGCCCTACGTGAATCCATAAGGCCAGAAACCACCGAGATGATCGAATCTGTTGTGATGCGTGTACCGACTGGTCCAAAGTTTGAGGCTGATCCTGACACTACCTTGTCATTGTAGATGTAGTACTCATTCACAGGATTCATAATCTCTACACCTGTGCGTTCATCTTTTTGTTTCTTAATCTCACGGACTTTACGTAGTCTACGTGGATCAATATATCTTAATTCTTTAATACCCTGTTGTGGATTCTCACGGTCAATAATGATGTGATAATACATTCTACCATCAACATAGTAACGGCGGAAAATATCTTGAGCCATGTTTTGATAATTAAACAAACGAAGAATGCTATTAAATTCTTCTTTGATGGCCTTCTTGATTTTATCTGGTTGTTTTAAATCGTCCAGAATAATTTCAGTAATTTTACCATCATCATCTTGTACAATAGCTTCATTAACTATATCATCTATCGCAGATTCAATTTCTGGTTGCATTGCCATTTCACGGTAACGAGAAATAAGTTCTACCTCATTTTTTGCAGTACCGTCTAGGTCAACATATGTACCGTAGTAAGCGGCAGATGTAATAGTTAATGCGCCATCATCCGTTGTAGGAGGCGCAAAAGATTGTTGAACAGTTTTTTCTTCCTCATCCTGTTGACGAGAAATTGTAAAACCGAACAGTGAGAATTTATTTGTATTTGCCATATTTTGTGTGTAATTATAAAATCAAAAAAACATGGAGGGCACAAGGCCCTCCTCATATATCAAGTTGTTGTATTTGTTTCCCAGAACTGGTAAGCAAATGTACAAGTATATTCTTCAATCGCATCATTTGAACCCCAATCTAAATCAATTGGTGCCAAGTCGAGTGGGAACATACCAACAAAGTTGTATTTCTTTAGTTCGTTTCCAGTTTTGCCGTATTGTGTAACACTTGCATCTACAGAGTAACCTGTAGAAGTTGCTGCAGCACCAGAACGGACATTGGTTGCGTGGCTGTTTATTGCGTTCATCCATGATTCTAAAGAATTTCGTATTGCGAAATCTTCATCGTTGATGATTGTCAATGTCCAGTCGGCGAAGGTTCTGTTTCCAGGAAACTTCATTTCACGACCAAAGTAGAAAACTGGTACAGTACCAATTGTTGAACCTGGTAACTGTGCAGCTTTGGCCATGAAATTAACTTTCTGACCTGCTAATGCACCGTTTTCGGCTAGTGTTGGGAAAACTAAAGAGACTGAGAACAGATTAGGACGGGCACCGTCACCAATCATGTTCGCTCTAAATTCTGCTACGTTGAATGCCATTGTATTCTCCTATTGTCGTTTTATTTATTAGGCTGCGCCAACAACTGTAGTGAAGTCAACACCAGTTCCAACAGCAACAAAATTCAACTGAATGTAGTTAATTGAACGAGCAGGTTTGATGTAGATATCACCAACAAATTGGTTGCTGTCAATTACTTGTGCTGTATTGTTTGTTGAATCGCAAACAACTTTGAAATCTGTGATACCACGGCGACCTTGAATGTCACGCAAGAATGGAACTACTAAAGCAGTAAACTGAGCACGGGTGAATTCATCGTTCAATTCAAACAATGAATATTTTGCTGCTTGTGCAATTGCTTTTTCCAGAACAATGAACAGTCTACGAACATTGATTCTATCAAATGCAGATGGTCTTGACAACAATGTTTTGTCACCAAACAACAATGTACCTTGGCCAGGTAAAGACACAACAGGGTTTACACCTTGTTTGTACAATGCATCACGATATGTTTTAGTTGGGTTCCATGCCAATTTAACGCAGTTCTTAATAGCACCACGGTTTAGACCAGCAGGTGAGAACCATGGATCTCTTACTGTGTCGGTATTAACACACAAACCAGCAATGTCAGCATTCAATGGCATCCAACGATATGTATTGTTGTATTTGTCTAGTTGATATTTCCAACCAGAATCCGCAACAACATATGAAGATGATCTTGATAGTGAACCTAACCAGTTTGTAATATTTGTGGATTCACTTCCACCTTGGTTAACAACATCAACATATCTTGGAGAAACAAATGCAACACAATCTGCTCTAGAAATTGCAACATTGTCGATTACATATTGTTGAACTGTAACGCTATGGTCACCAGTCAATACTAATGAAATGTCAACAGCTTCTTTGTTAACAAATAAGTCATATGCGGTCTGTAAATTTCCATCTGTTGGTGGAGTAGTAACGCCATTTGATAGTGTTACTACTGCTATTGCTGCAGGATCAGCAAAAGTTTTACCAAACGCTGTTGTGCCCCATGTTGCACTTGTTGTTGAATAATCAACTGGATCCATTACATAAACATATTTTGAGTTATTGAAAATAACTTGTTTATAGTAATTAGATGTACCATTTATTACGGCATCTGATGCAGCAGAAACAAAACCATATGTTTCTAGAACTGTTCCTGCAACACCAGTAATATTACCTAATTTGTCAATAACAACAATGTGCATTTCATCTGATACACCACTGACAGATGTTGCATATTCTGATGTGCCTGGTGCAGAAGTAAAATATGATCTATATGCCCAAGCTGAAAACAGACCACTAGTAGCACAAACTTGAACTTCTAATGAATTTCCTAGTGTGCCTGGATATCTTGCAACGAAAGAACCATATGTGTTTGAATTGCCTGCCAACAAATATGTAGCTTCATATACATCTTCATTTTTAATTTGTACAGCCGTGCCGGTTCCATAAGCATTTCTTGCTGCTGTACCAACAGCTCTGACAACACTTAAACTGTTGCCGTAAGCCAAGAAATTGGAACAAGTGAAAAAAGATGTTGCTGTAGATGTGTCTGGTTTACCGAATGTGCTCGCAAGTGTTATTTCATCACCAATCAATTTTATTTTATCTGCTGGACCCCATTGAAATGTTCCAGCAAATGCACCGGCCGTAGTTTGTACTGATGGAACGACTGTAGTTAGGTCGATCTCCGATACATTTACGCCTGGAGAGATTTGAAATGCCATTTTATTCTCCTTGAATTATTATGTTCTTTTGGCAAAATACCATAAGTATATTTATGAAAGGCTGGATTTACAACCTCTCCATCATTTTTCTTGTGAAACTTGCATAGACTTCACCACCATCTGCAACTTCCCATATGTCACCACCCACTATTTCGAAATCGTGTTCTAAACCATCTTCAATGATCGGTGCAGGTAGAACATCATCGTCCATCTGGTTCATACTTTCCAGTTGAATTTGTTTACGGATATCGTGGTTGACAATTTCTTTAAAGTACTGTTGAGTTGTTACCCATGAAAAGATAACCAAAGACATTACCATGTCATCATTTGCACCTTCTTCCGCAGAGAAAGAATTCTTTTGTTGAACAAAAGTTGTTAATTCTGAATAGGTGTCAAAGTCATTTATCAATAGTTTGTCACCCTCAATCAAAGTTTTTAGGTTGGAACAACCAATTGCCTTGACTTGTGGTGACATTTTCAAACCCATTTGAATGCCTCTGGCAAAACCAGCCGACAATTGTTGAGGTTTCTTGTTGCCTGTAAATATTTTCCACAGATTCTCATATTCAAAGTCTGAGTGTAGTGAATCTGCCACTTGTGGATTGTTGTTAATTTCTACCAGAATATATGCATCGTTGTAATATCTGGCTGTATTGTAGATGACCGTAGGAAACAATATTGGTGTGATTGACGAACTCTTATATGTGGCCACCTGTTTATATGGTGTCTGTGAGATATCAATGACAGAAAATGCCGAACTGTCTAGGTTCTTACCTTCAGATACATCGACCGTTATACAATATAGGTGGTCAGATTTAGATTCGTTTACACCTTCTTTGACTGGATGTTCATAGATTTTCAACAAATCGTGGTTCGCAACAGGGTCCACATAGACTAGTTGTTGTAATTTGTATCCAGAAACCAAAGTATTTGATGAACCCAAGAACTCTGTTTCAAACTCCTGTTTGAATTGTCTCTCAGAGGTGTTTCGGATGGTTTCTTCTTTCCATTTTTCATCACGACCTGGTACCATAGACCAATGAATTTCAAATGGCTTGTAGTCATTCTTCTTGTTGATTGAGTCCATCCATAGTTTGTAGAATAGATTCATACCGTTAGGTGTGGACACAATAATAATCTTTGTCTTTTTACCTGATGAAATTACAGGGTAAACAGAGTTGAAGAATTCTTCCGCAATATTGGTTGGAACGAAAGCAAATTCATCCAAGAATACAATGTTAAATGCACCACCACGAATGGCGGAACTTGATGTGGACGCAGCGATAATCTTGGAACCATTCTCTAGTTCTACATTACCTTTGTTCCAGGTAACAACACCTTGTTGCAACCACATAGGTAAGTTTTCGTATGCCAGTTGGTACTTGGCTAAAATATCTCTTGCCAAAGAACCTTTGTTGGCCAAGACTGCACAGTTTTGTGTGTCTTTGAAGATTGTTTCCCATAACATATATGCAACTGTTGTGGTAGTTTTACCAACCTGC